AAACACCCGAAGTGGTTATGGGATTTTTTAGACATCCAGATTGTGGTTTTGTGACATAAATTTATTAACTTCTTAGTAAAGAGGTGAAGGAATTTTGGGAAGAGCGCTTGGAATACTGGCTAGACAAACCGTATGCCATTGATTGGGCGTTGGAGAATCTACCGGCGCGCTGCCCGAATGTGATTGAATTTCATCAATTGTGCGAACAAGCGCCAAAGCCTCAGTTGATGCAATTGCCTGCGCCGCAACCAGAGCCGACACCGGAGCGGCTCGCCATGATTGAACGTTTGTTGGAAGAATGCAAAGAATCTCTGCACAAACCGGTAGAGCTGCCGTCGTATCGGGTTTGGCAGAAAGTGCAGCGAGGCGAGCTGGTTTCGTATTACACGCGACAATTTTACAAAAAAGATTTTGAAAAATATTCGAGTGGACAAAAGCCTGTGTTCATAGGTTCTCCCCGTTGACCTCCCTCGCAGGTAATTGCAACGTGCGAGGCTGCGCTAGTGGAGGGGGTTTTAAAATGGTTGACAGGGCAGCAGATATAATCACAGTATGGATGATTTCAATTCCGCAGAAAAACTCAATCAATCCCAATTGGCACGGGCCTTGAAGATTTCTCGGCAGGCTGTCCACAAACTGATTGCCGCCGGTAAATTGGTGCCAGATAATGACGGGAAAATGACACTCGCCGATGCGCAAGCCGCTATCGCTGCTACCGTGCATCCGGGGGCAAAGTCTGCACAACAAGGGGGTGAATTACCGGGAGATTTTCATGAGGCGCGGTTTCTCACAGAAATCGAGACGTGGCAGTTGAAACGCATTGAACGCGAGAAAAAAGAAGCCCAGTTGATTGCCGTCGATAGCGTGACCCGCGTGGCCGCAGCCGCATTCGCGCATGCGCGGGAAGCGCTGTTGCAGTTGCCCGCGCGTTTGTGTTCTCCATTGGCCGCAGAAGATTCCGCGCAGCAGGTGTATGCCACGCTGCACAAGGAAATCAGTCAGGCATTGCAGCAGTTGGCAAGCGCCCCCGAGGTGCTGGAACGCTTGGCAAGGCAGCAGGCCGATGGGTGATTTTGCGCGCGCGTTGTCTCTGTTCACGCAGGCCATGCGCGAGCACCTTTCCCCGCCGCCCGATTTGTCGGTGACGCAGTGGGCCGCGCAGTTTCGTGTGTTGTCGCCCAAAGACAGTGCCGAGCCCGGCCCGTATCGCGTGGAACGTGTGCCGTATGCACTGGAGCCTCAAGATGCTTTAGGCCATGATGATGGTGTGGAAGAGGTGGTGCTGATGTGGGGCGCGCAAACGGGCAAGACGACGATTGCCAATAATTGGGTGGGGTATTTGATTGATTTTCGCCCCGGCCCGCTGATGGTGGTGCAACCTACGCTGGATATGGCAAAGCGTTATAGCCGCCAACGCTTGGCCCCGATGATTGAAGAGTCGCCCGTGTTGCGCCAAAAGGTGGCCCCGTCTCGCAGTCGGGATGAAGCAAATACGACGTTGTTGAAAGAGTATCCAGGCGGTTTTTTGGCGATTTGTGGGGCCAATAGCGCCGCCGGTTTACGCTCGATGCCTGTGCGCGATATTGTGTTTGATGAAACAGACGCTTATCCGCTGGATGTAGACGGCGAGGGCGACCCGATCAGCCTTGCACAGGCGCGCCAAACGACGTTTGCCCAACGTAAAACGCTTAAAACGTCCACGCCCACAGTGCGCGATTTTTCGCGCGTAGAAGAAGCCTTTTTACAAAGCGACCAACGTTACTACATGGTGGCGTGTCCGCATTGCGGCGAATATCAAACGCTGGAATGGGGGGCGCAAAAGGCATGGGGCCTCAAATGGCATAAAGATGAAGCGGGTAATGCCCTGCCGGATACGGCGCATTATGTATGCAAGCACCACGGTTGTATTATTGAAGAACAGGATAAGGCCAAAATGTTGGCGTGCCGCGAGTTTGGTGGTGGCGCATTTTGGCAGGCCACGAATGCATTATCTGACAGGCGCATCAGAGGGTATCACTTAAATAGCCTGTATAGCCCGCCTGGCTGGCTCAGTTGGGCGCAGTTGGTGCGCGAATGGATAGCAGCACGCGCAGCGCAAAAGAAGGGCGATCATTCGCTGATGCGCGCGTTTGTAAATACACGACTGGCCGAAACATGGGAAGAAGCTGGCAGCGACCGCGTGAGTTTGAGCGAGTTGGCAGCACGGACCACAGATAGGCCACTGGGGCAGGTGCCGGATGGCGCGCTGATGTTGACCCAAGGTGTGGATGTGCAGCCCGACCGACTGGAACGCCGCGTGTGGGGCTGGGGCCGCGATGACCGTGCTTGGTTGGTAGATATGGAGGTGATTTATGGCGACCCGAATGTGCCAGAGTCTGCCGAGGGTTCGCCTTGGGGACGGCTGGCGCGGGCCTGCGCCACGCCTTTGGAGCATGTCAGCGGTGCGCGACTGCCGATTGAGGCAACAATGGTCGATAGCGGCGGTCACAACACGCAAGCGGTGTACCACTGGTGCCGCGAGCAAGGGCAAAGGCATCCCGCTTGGAATGTGATGGCGATTAAAGGAGCCAGTCAAGCCGGTAAGCCGCCACTGTCGCGCCCGTCTTTGGTAGATTTGAATTGGCGTGGCAAGACGCTGGCGCGTGGCCTCAAACTGTGGTTGATTGGTACGGACACTATCAAGCATTTGCTGTATGGACGCTTGCGCATCAGCCAGCCAGGCGCGGGTTATGTGGATTTGCCGCGCTGTTTGGTGCAGTCCGACGAATACGAACAGTTGACGGCAGAACGTTTGGTGACCACCTACCACAAAGGCCATGCACGACTGACATGGGTCAAGCCCAACGGCAGGCGCAATGAGGCGCTGGATTGCATGGTATATGCATGGGCAGCAGCGGTGTATTTGGGCATTCACCGCATGCGGGCAGTAGACTGGGAGAGACGGCAAGCCAAGGTGCAGCCGCAAACGGTGGATTTGTTTGCGCCTGTGCCCCATGTTGTCGAAACACCCGTGGCCCAAGAAAAACCCGCAGCGCGCCCCAAACCCGCATTGCCTGCGCGCAAATTTACCCGACATTGGTAGGAGAAAACATTGTCACCATCAGAAAACAACCCACGCCCCATCTTCCATATGCAAGAGGGCAGGCCAGTGTATGACGGCTACATCATCAAAATGGCAGCCCATTGGCGGCGGCTGTTCGCATTATGGATAGATTCTTTTGTGATTTGGCTGATATTTGGTTCTGTATTGATGGACATTTGGAACGGGACGCAAGATATTTGGCTCAAATGGACGACCTGCTGGATAGGCACATGGATATGCTTTACGATCATCAACGGCTGGCCTTTGGTCAAAAAAGGGCAGACGCTGGGCAAAATGTTTTTAAAATTGCGTATTGTGCATGTAGACATGCGCCCTGCCACATGGCAACGGTTGCTGTTGTTGCGCTACGGACTGTTTTTGCTGTACATGGTACTGCCGTGGATGTGCATACTCGTATTCATGTTTGATGCCCTGTTTGCCATGCGTCCCACACGCCGCAGCCTGCACGATATATTGGCAGGCACTGCGGTCATACAAATGTTAGAACCTGCCGAGCCAGAAACCGACCCATGACCCAGCGCTGGATACCCCCTGAAAATTCCGTGGACATTATGGGCATGGTGATACGCAGTATCTACCAATACATGCGCCCCTTTGCCAGTGGACTGGGGCGGACGAAAGAATTGGAATGGCATATACAATGCGTCCGGCAGCAAATCCATGAAGAATATGGCGGGCTGCGGTTTTACATATCTGCCAATCAACGCAAAAACCGTGCGCAGCATATGCTGCAACTGTACAACGGCCACAATATTGCATGGCTTGCAAAATATTTTGGTGTCTCCAAACGCACGGTGTATAGAGATTTGAAAAAAACGGGATTATTTGTTGAAAAGGACAAACAACCATGAGTGTGGCAATATTGAAACAACGGCTTGAGCACCTGAACGCAGCCATTCATTCGGGCGAACGCACCATCACCGAACCGGGTGGCTCCAGCGTCACCTATCGCAGTCTGGACGATATGCTGCGCACCCGCGCGGACATCCTTGCCCAACTGGATGCAGCCCACAAACGCCCGCGCATGGGCGTTGTGCGGGCCACCTTCAGCACACTGCGCGGAGGCTAAAACATGGCACAAACACACAACTGGCTGGACGCAGCCATAGGCTGGGTTGCGCCCAAAACGGCACTGGAACGCGCCACTGCGCGCAGGCGGCTGGCGGCTTTGCAACCCACGGGCGTGCAGCACAGATCGTATGAAGGCGCGTCACGCCGCGACGGCTGGCACCCCGCGCGCGCTGGGGCCAGTGCGCAAGCCGATCACATGATGGATGCGCGTGAGTTGCGCCACCGCGCGCGTTCGCTCGCCAGCAACGTCCCTTATGTGGCGCAAGCGCTCAACGTCATGGTCAGTTGCACCGTCGGGCAGGGCATTGTGCCGCGCTGGATGCAAGCCAGCGCGCAAGGCGGGGCCGCCACCACCCATGCCAGGGCGACGCAGCTATGGAACAATTGGGTGCGACATGCCGACCATGACGGCCTGCTGGACTTCTACGGCCTGCAAGCCAAGGCATGGCTAGCCATGAAAACCGACGGCGAAGTACTGATACGCCTGCGCCATGTGCAGCCAGAACAAGGCCAGCCTATCCCGCTGCGCCTGCAATTGCTGGAAATCGACTGGCTGGATGCGCACAAACACGCCACCCATGAAGACGGCGGCGAAACCATCGGCGGCATTGAATACACCGCCAACGGGCAAAGGCGCGCCTACTGGTTGTTCGAGAGACACCCGGGCGACATGAGGCCGTTTGCCGTACAACGTGAAAGCCAGCGCGTACCTGCCGAAGAAATCATCCACCTATTCAATCCGGCGCGCCCCGGCCAGCAGGCAGGCATCAGCGCACTGGCCCCCGTCATTGCCGCCGTGCGCGATTTAAACGTATACGAAGATGCGGAACAAGCCCGCAAAAACATGGAATCGCGCATGTCCATCATCGGCCAATGGGACAGCGACATGTTTGCAGGGGGCCTTCAGGTACCCAAAGAACTCAAGGAAGCGGGCGATGCCGTCACCTTGCAACTGGGCGAACTGGCAGGCGGCGGCGTGGTGGCCCTGCCACCGGGCATGAACACCCCCACTTTCATCCAGCCCGCTGCCGTCCCCGGGTATGTGGACTATGTAAAACACCGGCAAAAAATCATTGCCTCCGGCTTGGGCATCCCCTACGAATACATGACGGGGGATTTGAGCGAAGTGAACTTTTCCAGCTCGCGCGTACGCACCAATTTGTACAAAAAAGACGTAGAGCGCGAACAATGGACATTATTGGTGCCCATGTTTTGCGAACGCATTGCACGGCGCTGGCTGGAACTGGCCGCGTTGGCCGATGCACCATTGGGCGATGGCCCGTGGCAACAACTGCAAGCCGATTGGACAACCCCCCGCTGGGCCAGCGTCAACCCGCTGCAAGACGTGGCAGCGGATTTGGCGGAAATCCGTGGCGGATTATGCTCGGTGAGCGAAAAAAATCCGCCAGCGGGGAATGGATCCGCAATTGGTGTATGACGAATTGAAAAGCGATATTGAAACGCTCAAGGAGTATGGAATACTGGAAGTGCTTATGGAGTGGCCGGGGAGGTAAAGGAGGCTATTATCATGCCCCTTTTTTTGCGGCAAAGGCAATAGTAAAACCAAGCGCACGCACTACCTGCAGCATGGTTGCTAAACTTGGATTGCCCTTTTCGGACAGCGCCTTATACAAACCTTCCCTACTGATACCGGTATCACGCGCCAATTGGCTTATATTGCGCGAACGCGCCCGTGCGACCACCCCCAAAGCGTGGGCTATATTTTCTGGCGCATCACTGATTTCGACGGCGGCATTCAGATAAGCCAACATATCTTCTTCAGAATGTAAGTAATCTGCTGAATCGTATTTTTCAAAACCTTCTTTCATTTGTCTTCTTCCTTTTTTTCAGATTTTTTACGTTCTTCCTCTTGTTTTTTGAAAGCAGCAGCCAAGATTACGGCCCTTTCAATATCCGCATTTTGTGTGGATTTATCGCCACCACACAGTAAAACGACCACGGTCTGCTCATGGCGCAAATAGTACACACGAAAACCTGCCCCGCTTTTGAAGCGTAATTCAGATACGCCGTCACGCAGATATTTTGTATCACCAAAATGTCCGATGGATTCAATGGCACCAATGCGTGCGGCGATACGTATTCTCCAAGTACTGTCGCGCAGCGTGCTGAACCACTTATTGAAAGTTTGCGTGCGAATAATCTCCATGTGTTTACTATAGTACACAGTTTACCTTGTGTCAAGTATGTTGAACGTGCGGGTTTTTTGGGGTGTCCGCTGCAAGCTGTGCTATACTTGCGCCCGCTACCGCAAATTTGGTAGCGCGGGTTTGACAGCCCGTGACGTAAGGCGCAAGCGAACCGCGCCGTTGTTTAAACGAGCGCGGTTTTGTTTTGGCGCAAGCATTGGTCATGCTCCTTTTATGGGCGGGCTG